ATTCTGCCTACAATAGACATTTGTTGCATCAGCCCAAACCACAACGCCGCCTTCATCGCTGCCATTAATATACACGAAATTTTGCAACTCATCACCCACAGAAAACATGTCATGCGCAGTTTTGCAGATAAACCTAGCATCAATCAGCTTAGGCACTGCACCTAACCCATGAGCCAGTGTAGCCAAACTTCCAGCCGTTAAGGTTTGCTCTGAGCTAACAAATGACCTGCTAGATCCCGCAATGGGTGAATATGCATCTACAGCCGCCTTGACCTTAGAAGGCGACACAAGGGTTTCCGTTGTGACCGCTCCACCTGTCCAGTTAGATGATGCTTGAATGCCAAGCGTTCCAACACCTGTACCACTTCCATTTCTTACAATTGCATCAGCTACATATTCAACAAGATCACCAGACTGATCCAATTGAAGCAACCAAATCCATGCGTCATCTCCCTCATTACGCATGTATAATTTATTGGTTGCTGTGTCGTACCAAATCATGTTGGCAAAGGTTGAACTCGGCGCAGATGCGTTAGAATTGTTAGTGACAATCGCTTGCAGCGCATTGTTTAGGTCAGATCTAACTTGCGGTGCCGTTTGGTTGCTAATTACATAATCATGTGTAGCCATTAGTTATACTCCAAGTTGACAACAGCCTTGAGCAAGACTGGCGTGACATTATCTGATGTGCTTTTTAACACGTATTTGTATTTGAAAAGCTTACCTTCTAAGGTGCAAGGTAGCTTTGTAAAGTCGCCATAAGATCCAGCGCCGTTCTTCTTGGCGGCAGCAAATACCTCAATAAATACATCCCTAAAGTTTACGCCCTCTAAGATAAAGTTGTCGAAGGTATAATCTTTGGGCCAGCTATCGATGTTATTGGGTAGGTCATCAAAGCTAATATGCCTTTGACCAGATGAGTTATATGCATCATCCGAATGCCTCTGAACTACTAACTCACCAACCGACAGCCTAGCAATTTTATCTGACCCTAAATTATTCTCACCGTAGGATTCATATGAACCTTCTGATGGGCCAAAAGCATAATCATCTAAACGTATTTCTCTGGCATATCCGCTGACACTACTGGATAGGATTGTAGCGTTTACTAGGGTTCCAATAGTAGTTTGAAAGTCAGCATTTGCTCCAGAAGCAGTATAACTTGTTGCATATGTTCTGCCATCTAAGTCATCGGCAGTCACAGCAATAGATGCAACTGTGCCAGCGTTGCCAGCCTTATCATACGGTTCAATGAAGAACGTACCAACTTGTGGGTTCATAAATACATCACTGCTTGGGCGAGCAACCCTATTAACAACAGGAAGTGTGTGCTGGTCAGTAAATGCAGCGCCTGATGTTTCATAGTTTCTGTGGATCTTATAGTGGCTCAAATCGCCGCTTGTAGATGGCTCCCAGTCTAGGTGCAGTGAACCCTCAGAAAAACTCTTCTCAACGCTCGTAACGGCAGCAGGGCCAGTTGTATCGTGCTGTGATGATCTGCCCGCTTCTGTATAAGCGCCAGACACCCCAAGCGTATTGAATGCTCTGGCTCTAACTGAATAGGTGGAGAAATCAGGATTATCCACATCCTCAACACTAGCGTCAATAATTTCAAACCTACCAAGTTCACCACGGCCAAGAAAAGTATATCCAGTTTCAGTGCCAGTGCGTAAAAACTCCCATGCAAAGAAAACATTAACACCTGCCGAAGTGCTAAGACTTGTCAAGTCACCAATAGAATTAACATTGGTCACTGAAACTATATAATAGCCACCACCACTAGGCCCACTCTGCACCTTGCGTATGAACCTGACATCAAACTTAGCAGAGCCTTCCTTGCCGCTTTGGCTTGTTGTAAAGGTAAACTCATCAAAGTTGCCAAAATCATTTTCAGTAAAGTTAGTTTGAGTGTTTCCAGTTTCACCACGAATGGTATCAAAGAAGCTTTCTGTTCGCCCACCTGAAACCCAGCCGAAGTAAAAGATTTGCGTGTCTGCATTGACTTGCGTGATTAGGCCCAGCCCAAGAGCTTGAGCAACACCCCAGACCCCTTCACCGTGAGGAATATTGCCATATGGAGAATAACTTAGACTTTGGCTCAGGTCATTATACTTAACAATTTGGTTGTTGTATTTCAGGTATTCAACTTCAACTACATCTATTTCCTCTGGTCTGCTTGAAGTAACATCTACAGCAATCAAGTTGGTTAAATGTTGGTTAATAACCCTGCTTTCATTGCTTAATGTAACGCCCACATCAGGAACATCAAACGGGCTTACAAGCGTAGTGTTATTGCTTTCAAATACACTTTGCTCTGGATCTCTTTCAAATACAGCGGCACTGATTTCCTGCAGTACCATTGCAACCTCTAGCGTCATGTCACCAGATAAACCAAACGTCCACTCTATCACTTCAAACTGCTTTGATGAAAAGCCAAGCCTTGAGTTTGTTATGTTTACAATATCACCAACGCCAACCTGCAAAGCCCTCATGCCAAAAGAACCGCTAATCTTTAATTGCTCACGGTTTCTGAACAGTGATATTTTAGCTACTCTTTGAGCTTGTGCTGAATTGCTAATAAACGGAAAGTCTAACTCTAAGGTGCTTTCGTCGTAGTTATCAACCTTAAGAAACTCTGCACTTTCAATAGATGGAAAGTTAGCTGGTTGCCAGTTGGTTTCATCGCCTTTGAACAGACCAATGACTTTGTTGTACCCCTGACGCCGTGAATTTCGTGTTGTAATGCTTAACCCAGAGCGCAAGTCATCTTCGTCAAACGTCATCACAGGTGCAGTATAAGAAGCCGCTTTGCATCCCCACTTGCCGTTTTGATACCAAACCATGCCAGCCATTGTGTCGCTGATTGATTTGATAATATTCTGGGGCTGTTCCTCAGATGTAAATGAAGCGTTGCAGACGTAACGCTTTTGCGTAGACCCATCATCTAAGGTGACTATCTCATCACATATATTAGCCGCAGCAATAAACAATGTGTCATCAACTTCTGAGCTATCATAGGCAACACCGCTGGAAATCAGGTAGTCACGCAAGATTAAGGCAGGATTGTCTGACCAAGCCGTTGTGTCTGTTCTAGGGTCATATATCTTTTTGCCTTTAACAGTGGCACTCACAACAGGAACGCCATTGGGGAACGCATCTCTGCTGTATCCAAAGTTGACACCAAGATAGGCAACGCCAACAGCCCTATGCTCTTCATTCCACACTTCACTGTTAATAGAAGTGAAATTAACTATACCTTTGTATATAGGTATATATTCTTGATCGTTTGTTCCTAATCTCTCTTGAAACCTTGTTCCGATATTAGACGTTCTTATCGTTCCGTCTTCATCGGTCAATTCACTAACGATTGTATAGCCAAGAAACTCAGCTGTCGCCGTTACTTTTTCACTATTAAAATATATTTCTTCAAACTCTTCTATCTCATGGTTCGCAAAGGCGATCATGCGGTTCAAGCTGGTTTTATCTATGACCTCTTGATAAAATACAGTGCCACCAACCCTTGCTCTACCGTAGACTGTAGATGTTGGAAGCGCAGAGCCAACTGGATTGACGTTGATACTATAGCCGCCAGATGCTGGGCCTATGTTGACTTTAGCACCAACTCCAGACGCATAGCCAAGAGCGGAATAAAATGCTAATTGAGAGAAGGTTGCACTCGTAAGGGCAGTAGCCCCAGCCGCTAATGCCGTTCCTAGCCCAGCACCGGCTTGAAGAGCAGCACTAGCCCCACCAGTTGCAATAGCAAGCCCTGCGAAAACTACAGCCCCAAAAGCTCTTTCTCTTTCTTCTTTGTTACTCATGGGGCCACCAATACATCATTGAGCTTTCTGGTGGATAATACACCAATTTATCCTCTCCAACAAATGCCAAGTCTCTGCCAAGGCAAACACCAAACACCCAAGGCATGACGCTATCATCTTTCTTATCTGGACTGGCTATAATCGCACCCCTCGGTGGAAAATTAGTCTTTATCCTGTGCAGTCTATCGTCAAAGCCTTCGATCAGATCTTTATAGCCTGATACTTTAATAAACCGTTTGTAGGCTACTAACGCACCTCTTGCGCTTGTGTGCTTGCCAATAAACTCATCCGCAAATCCAACGCCCGTTTGAGCTATCGCAGCATTATTCGCAAAGGTAACGCAATCATGCTCGCCCCATGTAAACGGCTTATACAAGACTGACGCTGCATAATTCGCTAATCTTATATCCCAATCATGGAACTTCATTTAGCGCCCCAGTCAAGAGGCTTATTCACTAAGTCATTTAGGTAATCAAAAGCCCGATCAGTTGAACTGCTAGATGGGTAAAGCTTCTTAAACTTCTTCTTCTGAAACTCGGATGTATAACGTTCTGCCTTGCGGGTTTCTAAGTCTATGAGCTTGTTTTCTACTGATAACACTACAGTCGCAGTATCTGGGCCTTCAGCAATGTTCATTTGATCCATGTAGCCAATAAACAAGTCTACCAATACAGCGGGATCACCCTCAGAGTTATCTATGTCACCAGTGTCCGACAAAAGAACTGCATCACCAGACCCATCTTCGCTGACAGTCTTGTTTCGATTTGCATTCATCATGCCGAACTTAATCTTGCACAAGCGCCCCTGATAAGGCTGCTGAAGCGCTAAAGAGATAATATCAACAGGAAGACCAGACATCGTAATAGTAGCGCCAGCGGCCCTTAAATCTGCTGTGTCAGTAACTGAAGATATTTGTAGAAACTGCCCTGCACCTGTGTATGTAGTGCCGCCAACAGTAAGCTCGCCCAATCCTGTCCAGAAGTACAATGGCGCTGATGTGATTGTGTCAGAACCAAACTGCAAAGGCTCACTGTCAAACATCAACTCAATAGCAAAGAAGGGGAATATCTCATCAAGCTCAACAATGTTGGCAATTTGCTCTAGGTTTCTGCTCATGGCACCACCTGAATGCAAGCGAATGTTACGCCGTAAATGCTGGCTGCATTTATTGACCAGTCTTGCTGCCCTGAGTTTAAGCGCCAGCGACCAGCAGTGTTAATAACAACAACAGTTGCGCCATCAGTCGGGGCTGTAACAATATTGGGCCACAGGTCAAGCGTAGCCTCACCTGATGAATTAGTATCTACATCAACGACCACCTTATAAAGTGTTGCAGTAGCCCCAGATCCTAGTTGTATATAATCACCAGCTTTGAGGTATCCTGTGGCACTAGCTGGCAGGCCATCTATAGCGAGTGATGATCCCGTTTGATTAGCGCCATTTACGACAGGCGTTCCTGCTGCTGTCGATGCTGATCCTCTTGGTGTGGCCCTGTTTGGATCACCCATCAGAAAGCTTCCAGACATGCCGTTTAAGCTTAGCAACCAAGCGATCCACTGCTCCGCATCGTCATACTTCATAGGCGGCAACTGGACCTCAGCCTCCCACCGCTTACCAGTGTGGGTATGGATCTGCTGCTTATAGGTAAATGGCGACATCGTCATAGCTGTCTGGTTGACAGCCCTGATGGTAATGCCTGCAACGCCCGTATGCGTCAGAAATGGTCTAGGATAACTTATTGCCATTAGAATGATCCCGCAAATGAACCGCCACGCCGCCGAGCATCCAACACAGCAGCCTTAGATGCCTCTGCGATTTGAGGCATTAAACCTAATACTTCGGCGCGTACGGTTTGCTGTACGCCTGTGGCAACGTTGATATTTTGATTTACTACGACTGTGCCGCCGCCAAGTTTATTGTTTGGCACGATTGATCCTGACCGTGATGGAATAAACATCTCAGGACCGCGCTCCCCAACGATATACGATTGCTTTGCCTGAACCGGCCCGCCTATTGCTTTACCGCCGCCGCCACCTGTTCCAGCAAGATTAGGTGAAAATGCGCCAGTGAATGCGCTAGATATAAAGCCAGTAATCTGCTTAACCACGAACATCCTATAAAGCTCGTTAATAATGTCATTAGCCATAGAATTAAACGCATCTTTTACTGACATCGTGCCATCCTTGACCGACATAAAGGCATTCTCAAATGAGCTACCTATCATCTCAGATGCATCCTTGATGCGCATAAGCTCTGGGCTTAGTTCAGACTTGATGATCTTGGCGGTTTCTTTTGTCTTGGTATTTGCCTCATCTTGCCTAGAGGTTAGATTGGCATAAGCTTCTTGCATGTCCTTAATAGTTTGCGCTCTTTCAGTCTCCGCAACCGTCACAGAAGCTTCCACGATAAATGCGTCTCTAGCGGCTTGTATTTCTGATTGCCTCGCCTTTAATCTAGCTGCATAAATTTGATTGGTTGCAGCCATTGCTTGAGCTAGTCCCTGTTCGCTACCAATGATGTCCACATAGTTGTTTGCAGTATCATCTATGGTTCCAAGTCTAGCTTCGTATATTTGGTTAAGAGCTTGTTCTGTCTGAGCTAGACCTTCGGCGCTGCCAGTAATATCGTCATAATATCCCTTTTCTTGCTCAAGAAAGCTTATAGTCTGCTCATGGCTATCTAGTATTTGCTCAAACTCTCCCTCTTGATCTGTCAAGATGTCAAGCTCATCTCTTAGTATCTTTAGGGTTCTGCGGAACCCACTTGGCCTAGCGTCTTCTAGCCTATTCTGCTCTGATAAATTTTTAGTGATCTTTGCTTGCGTCTCTAAAAGCTGCGCATAAACTTGCGTTCTTGCTAGGCCGCTTATCCCAGCAGAAAGTCTTTTAATCTCCTCACTGGCTGCTGCCGTTTCGTCTTTTAGAATTGTAAGGCTATCAGCAAAGCTTTCTGTCGCCTTTGCAGCCCTCTCCTTGGCGACAAAGAATGCCGACATGACAGATATAGCCGCACCAAGGACAGCACCGAATGGCCCAAATATCTGGAAGAATTGACCCGCCTGCTGACCAAAGGCTTGCATTTTGCTTGTGCCGTTGGCTACCTGAACTGCATAGTCTCCGATCTGATAACCGGCTTGCTGCAAGCCGCCTAGAGAAAACTTTCTTAGGTCTTTAGTGACGCCCGTGAAAGCGCCCCCAAAGCTATTCATCTGCACAGATGAGCTTTTGACTTGGCGATCAAAGTCTTTTACGCGGTTCTGAACTTGCTGAATGGGCCGACTAGCGCGATCAACCGCAAGAAGTTCAAACTTTAGCTGTTCTGCGCTTGCCATCTTCTTCCTGCCTTTCGTCCACGATCTTAAAGTATGCGACCCATTCATTATACTCCGTTACCGTGATTTTCTCAATCTCGCTAATGGTGCGGCCTAATCTATCTGCTAACGCGATTAAATTAAACCTGAATGGGTCTTTCCTTAGTTTCCCTCAGCTTCCTCAGATGAAACAGCAGACATCATGGGTGCGCTCAATTTATAGATCACCTCATGGGGAATGCGCTTCAGTTTAGGCTTATGCTCAATCGTATAAGCCTTTTCGCCATCTTCCTTTAGAGCCTTCAAGATAATCAGGTCAATCAAGGCATCTATGTTGGCAGATGGGAAATCTGAGTGTTTCCGCTGGATAGATGACATCTCTCCAGAAGTCATAGGGGTATAGTAAACAC